GGCGTCAGGCCTTTGCCCGCGATTGCGGTGGCCTGACTTTTCGAGAACCCTGCCTCACGCAGGAAGTGCTCAAATTCACGAAGCGTTGGCAGGCGGCCATCTTCGAGGATCGATTTTACACTGGTTATGACCGCCCGCTCGTTCATTGGAATGGTAACCAGGCTCACTTCATAAAGTGAAAGTTCAAGCAGTTGACGGGTCTTGCCCACCAGTTGCTCGCGGATAGTCCTATAACCAATGGATAGCCCGCCAATCGCGCCATCACGCACCAACCCGTGAGCCTCTTGGCCAGATTGGGAAGATAGCGAAAGCTGGCCTTTGACGATCAATCCCTCGCGGCTCTCTGCAAATTCAGTCCACACACCTGCCGGACGCGTTTGGTCGTGGAACATCAGCATGGGAACTGACTTACGGCCTTTAAGAGATCGGTTAAGAGCCCCTGGAACAATAACATCGCCGCCGGCATCTATATTTCCATAGCCTGCGGCGATCCCCTCGATCAGGCCATCGTCAGTGACGGCCTTTGTGTCTAAGGTGAAATCCAGGTGGTTCATGCAGTAACTCCATTATCGGGCACAGGTAGCGCAGCAGACGTACCGGGTTGCGTTGATCGAAGGCTGATTTGATTGATGGGGACAAATTGCATCTGCATCCGCGGAACCTCACCGCCTTCGACAGGCGGTAGATTTTCAAGCGCGCGCACCTCGTTGATCGTCATCACGCCGTTGCTTAGCATTTGCTGGTAGAAGGAAGCGCGCGCGCCGCTATCGCCGCGCAGCAAGCCTTCTAGGTTAAACTCAATAACGATCCCAGCCTGACGGTCAGCAGGCGATAGAAGCTGTTTAGCAAGCGCCTGCTCGATGCGTTTGAGGCGCCGGCGAAGCGTGAACTTCTGGAACCCCAGTGTCTGTTGTTCGAGCCCCGTACCCCAACTGGTAGCCTTCTCGGTGTGTCCAACCATGAATGGCGGCACGCCAAAAAACCGGCAGACCTCCTCTACCGAAAAGGCGAGGCTCTGCAGCATCTGCGCGTCTTCCGGGCTAATCGAAAGCTGAACCCAGTCTATGCCTCGGTCGAGCAACATCGGCCGCCCGGCATTGATGGCGCCTGCAAACTTCTCCTGCAGCAGTTCCTCGGCTTGTTTGCGCTGATCGAGTGTCAGCGTGTCTGCCGTCTTCAGGAGGCCCGAAGGCCGGACTCCGTTTCGAAAGGTATCGCCTGAAGCCCGTTCGATTGCCTGTGCGAGGCCAAAAGTCTGGCGACCGAATGACAGTGTCGAGAGCCCTCCCAGCGGATTGCCTCCAAAACCCCTGATGTGCAGCATATTGTCTTGGGGCACGACCGAACGGACACCATTGTCTGACCATTCATATTGCAGGCTACCGTCGCGCAGTCGGCGTACGGTCATGACCTCCGGTGCGATGGGCACGCCAAGTGCAACCACTCGGCCATCGCCAGAACGGATGATCTCGGCATAAGCATTTCCGCCAAGTTCTATGCAGGCGCAAATAAACTCCCAAAAGTCGACCGCCGTCTGGTCGGCATTTGGGCTGTCGTGTAAAATCCTATAAAGCGGGTGATCACTAGCCACCGTCCGAGTGCTGCCCGTGGTCCGATAGACCATGAGCGGTAGCGAGGCGATGGTGCCGGCGAGCAAATTAACACAGGCCCAAGCCGAGGCAAGGCCGAGCACTGAAGTGGTCGAGACCACTTCACCGGTCGTGGTGGTGCGGCCTCCAACCGTCTGTGTAAGCCGAGGATCTGTAACCCCGATAGAACGCGCGACGTATCCAAACGCCTTTTGGAATAAGTTCATGGCGCCAAGCTCTTCAGCCAGTCATCAATCGAACCGGAGCCATCGCCTGCCATCGCCGCCCCCACTGCCATGCACAACGCCACGGCTGCATCGATCTTGTTACTGGCCCGCTGTTTAGAGAGCCACTTATTGTCCCAGCGGTCGGTCTCAGTGACCGCTGACATCATCGCTGAAATCAGCACCGGATTTCGCTTAAGGCGGATCCGGCCTTCAAGGATCAGTTCTTCGAGATGCCGCAGTGAGCCTGGCATCCATAGACCTTCGCTCATCCCATCCTGTGGTTTGCCGCGTTTGGTGCCGCCTTGTGGGTGTTCGACAAAATTGACCGATAGCCCAAGGTCACAGACTTCCTCTTCAAATCGGCGAAACGCATAACGGTCGTAGGCCACGGTCTCGACGCGAAAATCGCTGTCCAGTTCAGCCAGCGCCTGCGCCACTTGCCGCAAGCTGATGTTCTCGCCTTGGGGCGCATTCAGAAATCCGCCAGCGACCCATAAGTCATAGGGCTGCTTGTCGCGCAACACCCGCGCCGACAGCGTATCGCCCGGCGTCCAGACCTCGACCCAAGCATCAAAACACGGCTTGCCATCCTTTTCGCCATTGCGCTGGACGCCGGCCAGTGCAGTCAAATCCCGGTTCTGGCTGAGGTCCAATCCAAGCCAGACTGGTTGTCCCCCTTTAGGCTCGAACTCAGCAAGCAGTGGCTCCAGCGTGGACCGCGCCATCCAGGCGGTTTCGGCATCGGTCCAGATGCAGAAGTGCAGCCGAAGTATGCCGTTTAACTGACCCGGAATAGCTTTTGCCTGGGCCACAACTTCGGAGAGATACTGCTCGGTGATCGTAACGCCCAAGAGCGGGTTAGCCTTGATCCAGCAACTGGGATCAGTCAGCGGATCGTCGTCCTCATCGAGCGCGCAGACATAGCTGAACGTCGTGTCGTCGATGACTTGGCCGAGGTAAGTCGGGTCCAGCACCGCATCGGGATTGCCCGCAGCCACACGGACCCCGTGTTCGTGTTCTTCCCAGGCAACTGAATTTCGGTTTGATCCCGAATTGGTAATCATGAACAGCAGCGGATCGCGGCGGAACTTGAAACCGCGCTCCAGCATTTCGATAATCGAGCGGTCCGGTAGTTCGTGGACCTCGTCCGCTAATACAAAGTAAGGTCGAGGGCCTGACCCTGTCTTGCCCGTATCGCGCGACACCGGGCGGAAGAAACTGCCCGACGGCAAATGCGCTATGTTGAACTCGCGGCCCGGACCGCCGGAGAACTCCAACCGACGGGCAAGCGCTGGGGATTGCCGCACCATCTTTACCGCGTCACGGAACAGGATGTTGGCCTGCTCCTTTTTGGCGGCCGCCGCATAGATCTGAGCGCCCGCCTCCTTGCAGGCTGTCATCCCATAAACGCCAATGCCACCGGCAATCGGCGACTTGCCGTTGCCTTTGCCTTGTTCGATGTAGGCCCGGCGAAACCGGCGCCTGCCATCCTTGCGCTTCCAGCCAAATAGCGAGCCGATAATGAAGGCCTGGCTTGGTTCCAGCTGGAAAGGCTGGCCCTCGAACTGGCCTTCGGAAAGCTTCAGTACCTCCTCGAAAAAGGCAAAGGCATGATTGGCGGCCGTCTGGTCGAACCAGACGCCATCCCTGCGCTTCAGGTCCGCGATGTGTCGTCGGCAAGAGTTGCGAACATGCGGCCCGGCTATAGTCTCGCCTGACACGACAGCATTGGCATAAGCCAGCGTGCGATCAGGCGAAGAAGCGGTCGGCGGGGTCTCCCCCATCTTCTGGCGGCGCGGCCGCGATCCTGCTCCTGGCACTGGGCGTCATCCCGAATTCTGCAGCGTAGCGCATCATGTCCGCGGCTGCCTTGTTGGCGGTGCCAACCAGAGGGTTCTGGATCGCGTTGCCGTTGGTAGTCTTGATCATCAGGCCGCCTGTTAATTGGTCCTTCTGCGCCATCTTCGCGATAGCGTGTTCGGCCTGAACCCACCGGCCATAGGCCTGCGCGTAAGCAGCCAGGGCCGACCGGTCGATCTCAGAAAGAATGCCGAGGTTGAAGAGATCCGTTGCAACCCGGTTCCATTCCTCGACCGCATCGGTAGTATGGTGGACCGGCGGTGCAGGTATCAATGCTTTGGGCTTAGCCTCCTTGCTGTTCAGCTTGCGCTTACCAGGATTGCCGGTGACTAGCTTGAGGTGGGTTGGCTTTGGTTTTGTTCCAGGCTTCATAGGAAGGCTCCTGTGCCGCATCGCGCTTCGGACTCGTCAAATACCCTTTGACATGTCAAATGATGTTTGACATATGGCTCTATGGATATCGAAAGTATAACCCACAAAGGGCTGCGAAGGTTTTTCGAAACCGGCAACGCAAAAGGCTTGGTGGGTGACACAGCACGGATCCGCAAGATGCTGGCTTTTATTGATGCAGCAGCAAGTTTTAACGAACTGGCCGTGCCTCCGAATTATGGGTTGCACGAACTGGTTGGCGACAAGGCCGGGCACTGGGCAATGACCGTGACAAAAAACTGGCGTCTGACCTTCATCAAGATTGATGAAGCGACAATCGCTGAACTTGATATGGAGGATTACCACTGATGGCTATAATCATGCACCCCTCGCTAGCTGTTCACCCCGGTGATTGGCTGAAAACCGAAGTAGTCGTTCCGCACGGCGTTAGCATCAATCACCTCGCAACCTGCTTTCACGTAACGCGCCAGACACTCAGCAATCTTTTCAACGGCCACACGGCCCTTTCCGCTGAAATGGCGATCAGGTTCGAGAAGGCTTTTGGTATAAAAGCTGATACGCTGATGCGCATGCAGACATCGTATGACTTGGCTCAAGCCCGCGCCCATGCCGATGACATTATTGTTGATAGGGTTCTGGCTGCTGCCTAAGCATCTTAGGCCGTTGCGCAATCACTGGAAACGGGCGCGGGTTCTTTTCTGGCGATTTCATTAAACGTGCGGCTATCTTCCTCATGGATTGCATGCTTTCCGGTAAAATCTTGCCAGCGTTGAACAATCACGTCGGCATATTTTGGATCAAGTTCCATCAAGCGGCATCGCCTGCCCTGCCGTTCACAAGCGATCAACGTCGAGCCCGAGCCTCCAAAAAGATCGACCACCAAAGCGCCGCGAGCAGAGGAGTTCAATAGCGCGCGTTCAATCAATTGCGTCGGTTTCGTGGTCGGATGCAGGTCAGAGACCCTCGGCCTAGGAATGTTCCAGATGTCAGACTGCTTGCGGTCCGGCACATGCATGATCCGCGGTCCGTCTTCGTTCCATCCATACCACAAGGGTTCGTACTGCGTGTGATAGTCCTTGCGGGAGAGAACGAGTGCGTCCTTCACCCAGATGATCGTCGACGACCAATGAAATTTCGCTTCGCGCAGACCCTTGTCTATTGCGGGCCATTCCTGAGCACTCATGACAACGTAAGCGAGCGCGCCAGGTTTCGTAACGACATAGAATGAGGCACAAAACCCGCTTACAAATTCGCACCACTTGGCTTCGTCCATATGATCGTTCAGGATTTTACGGGGTTTATATCCTTGCGCATTGCCTGCTTTGACCGCGCCATAATTTACATTCCAAGGTGGATCGGTGAACAACATATCACCAAGCTCACCCTGCATCAGCTTGTCGACATCAGTCTGGACAGTGCTATCGCCGCATACAAGACGATGATCGCCCATAATCCAAACATCACCCGGTACTGAAACAGGCGTCTGCGGCAAATCAGGGACGGTGTCGGGATCCGTCAAACCTTCACTACTTTGGGCTAGTAACCCTTGCAGTTCATTGTCCGAAAAACCCGTCAGCATTAGGTCGAAGTCGAGGCCTTGCAGATCTTCCAATTCAACTGCCAAGAGTTCAAGATCCCAACCAGCGTTCAGTGCCAACTTATTGTCGGCTATCACATAGGCCTTCTTCTGGGCCTCGCTCCAGCCTTTGGCTACCATCACCGGAATCTCGGCAAGGCCAAGTTTACGCGCCGCGAGCACCCTGCCGTGGCCAGCGATCAGGCCGCCGTCCTCATCCATTAGAACCGGCACCGTCCAGCCCCATTCACGGATCGAGGCGGCAATCTGTGCCACCTGCTCTTCGCTGTGAGTGCGGGCGTTGCGGGCATAGGGCACGAGTGCCGATACGCTTCTGCGCTCGACCTGATCAGCTGGCCATTGTGTCATGCTGTCTCCGGGGGGTGCATTGAATGGGTAGACAAAGTTATCAAATATGTTAACACGCCAACATGTGGACGATCCTCTACTACAACGATCGCGTGAGGCGGGAGATCGAGGAGTGGCCTGTCGGCATCTTTGCCGACTACCTCCGCCTCGTTGAATGGCTGGAGGAAGATGGCCTCGATCTTCGAATGCCACATTCACGGGCCATGAGCGGAGGATTGTTCGAATTACGGTGCAAGGGTGCCGAGGGGATCGGCCGCGCGTTCTACTGTACGCAGGTCGGTCGTGAGTTGGTGATCTTGCATAGCATACTGAAAAAGAACCAGGCGACGCCCGATAAGGACCTCAAGCTGGCTCGCAAGCGGTTGAAGGAGGTGCAGTCATGAGTGATCAAGGTTTTAAGCCTGTCCGTCACGACGGGAAAAAGGCTCTGGAAAAGGCGATGCAACGTCCTGGCTTCAAAGAGGCCTGGGAAGCGGGCGCCGATGAATATGCCGCGCTGCGGTCTTTACTTGAGGCGCGCAAACAATCGGGCCTGACCCAGGACGAAATTGCGGTCCGGATGGGGACCTCCAAGAGTGCTGTCTCGCGCCTGGAAAGCTCGATGCGCGATCCTAAACACTCGCCGACATTCGAGACGATCCGCCGCTATGCCAAGGCTTGCGGCAAGCGCGTCGAACTCCAGCTGGTTTAGATTTGACCCCCGGTCGCTAACTCGCGGTTGCGCGTTTTTTGGACCAAGCGCGGTTTCCCCCGCCAAAGCCCCAGACTTTCGCACCGCCCCCCCCGGCCTGGTCACCCGATCGGCCACCCGTCGGGCCCTACGGCGACCGTCCTGCGCTGGCCGAAT